TGTTATTATTTGTCAAAATAAAAAGCGAAGCATCTGAATAGTTCTTCGCTAGATCGTTATTTGCACCAATCGAAGTTTGGTCAAGTCTTTGGAATGCAACATACTGTTGGTGATCCTGTGGGAATCCAAGACCATATAACCAACCCTGTATTGCTTTATAGTTCTTCATCTCTTCATCAACAAGGAACTGAACATTCAAATCTGCGAATGTTAGTGTCTCGCCTGGAATTGGGATGTTGGCATATGGTGTACCGAAAGATGGTTCGCCCAATGTAATGCCAGGAAGATTGACAGTCTGACAAAAGAACTGTAGTCCAGGTAATTTTTGAATGCTGAATCTGAATCCTGTTGGTGATAAAGGATTCATATTTGTTGGGATCTTTGCGGTCCATTGTGCTGGTATAGTTGCCATTAGTTTCTCTCTCGAAAGGGTTTCATATATTTATTCACAATGAAAAAGAGCCACCCGAAGGTGGCTCTAAACACTACTCTTACGGTAGCTTCATCAATTACATAATGTTCTGTACACGTACACGGCGATAGTATACGTTGTTGTTTGAACCAATTGATGTTGCTAATGTAGTACCTTGAGCGAATGGGTTTGCGACCATGCCGTAGCGAGTCTTGAAACCAATCTTTGGCTGGAAGGTATTTGTATCAACAGCACGAACCATTTGCAATGGAACGTATGGGCAATAGAAGATACCAGCATCAAATGCGGAAGTACCTTTGTAACCAACTACATAGAATTGGTCGTTTGCGCCACCATTACCTGCATATGGATCGATATAAACACGATAGCGTCCGTTTAGAACACCAGCGAATGTAGAACCTGCGTCATCAACATTTAAGTTTGTTGACAATGCTGGAGCGTAATCAAGAACACCAGCCATTGCTAATGCAGATGCAACATCTGAAGAGCAAAGGATGAAGTTACCTTTTCCACGACGTGTCTCTTGTGCAATTACGTTAGCATCACGTTCGATTTGGAACAATAGACCCTTGAATTTCTCAACTGACCAACGTCCATTAGAATCTGTATCTAAGTCGAAAATACCAGCTGTTGTCACTGTACCAGAAGCAGCACCAGACTTAGCAGTATAATAAACTGTACGGATAACTTCACGATTGATTTCAGCAAGAATTTCTGTTGAAAGAATGTTGCTTAGTTCTGACTCAGCGTCAAGACCATGAACAGCTTTCAAATCCTGTGCCAATTCAATTGAGTACTCAGCCTTCAACGCACGTGACTTAGCAGTTACGCTTGTCTTCTCGATTGAGAATGCCATTTCGTTGAAAGTTGTAGAACCTGGACCTGGATCAGATGCTGGGGATGCGCCAGTTGAAGAAGCAGTGTGACCACCTTCAGCTTGAGCAGTAGTCATACCACCTGGAGCATTAGCAGTGTTGAACCAGTTAGATCCTGACAGAGCTGTTTGGTTAGTATTAGTACCTAAGTCGCCACCTGAGAACTCAGCGTTTGCTTCGTTGTAAAGTGCCTCAGTACCACCTTGAGTTGCATAACGTGACTTCATCGCGAAGATTAAGCCAGTTGGACCTGTCATTGGTTGTACACCGCAAATGTCATAAGCGATCATTTGTGGAGCAGCACGACGTACCAAGTTGATCAAAATTGGATCATACTTAGCAACACCACCTGTGTCTGGGTTAGTGGCTGAGCCGTTGTAGTTAGACATAGTTGGAACAGCTTCGAACAATGCGCTGCGCTCTTCACGCAATGCTTTTTCTTGGTTTTCCAATAGAACAGCAGTAACTTCCTTACGGTAGTTATCTTTAATTGCTGGTAGGGAATCGTGCTCTAGCACTGGACTCCATTTTTTAACGAGATCTTCTCTTAACATCATTTTTTTTCTCCTGAAAAGGTTTGTTTATTTCTTAAATTTTGCGATTGCTTGTGCATAGTGAGCCACTGATTCATTGATCATTTCCTCACTGCCTGCTGGCTCATCAGATTCAACAACAGATTTACCTGCTGTAGCTGGTGCTGATTTAAAATATGATTCACGAATTGTCTGTAATTTCTTAGTATAAGAATCAACATCTTCGCAAACAATTTCGGAAGCCAAAGTGTGGAACTTTTCTGACTCAGTGACAGTTAGACCATCGCTCAGTTCAGTAATGATTCCTTCTTTTTGCATTACAGCAATTTGCTTGCTCATTTCAATATTCGACTCAACAGTCTCATTCAGTTTGCTTTGTAATTCTGTGACTTGTTCTTCTAGAGATCCTAGAACATCATACTTCTCTGCTGGGACATCGACGTAGTGCTCTTCAAATACTCTCTTGATTCCGTCAATAAATGACTCTGCAAGTTCTGCTTTGATACCGCTTTCGAGGGCTAATTCATTTTGTTTCATCCACTGCTCGGTAATATAACCGAGATATCCATCAACCTTTTCAACGAGTTCCTCTTTAATTTGCGCAAACTCTTCTACGAGTTGTGCGTCATACTGTTCTTGAATCTTAGCAATTTCTGCCTTGACTCTAGTAACAACAGCAGCTTCAAAAATTGTAGCTGCTTTTGCTTTGAATTCTTCAGAAAGTTCTTCACCTTCTACTAATGCTGCAACATCTTCGCCAACATCAACTTCTTCCATGTTGAATGTCTTTGTTACTGTTGCTTTACCTTTTGATGCATCTTTACCATCTAATTCAGATGATTGACCAGCACCACTTTGAGCTGACTTTGAAGTATCTTTCTTAGTAGAAACTTCTGGCTTGTTCATGCCATCGACAGCTGCTTTGTTATCTGGGTTGTCGCCACCACCTTGTGCGCCACCTTTGGTTTTGATTGTATCTGCTGCTGCTTCATCCAATTCTTCAGACTGCTCATCAATCTGTTCAGATTGTTTTTGCATATCTTGTAATTTTTTTGATTCAGCTAGTAATTCTGCTATTTTCTTTTCAACTGACATTATTAGTCTCCTGGTTTTAGTAGGTTATGTCCGATTAGTTTCGATAATTTCTATTTATAAATTCTAAAGTTTCTGGAGAAACTTTTTAAATTCAGTTAGAGATTGCTCTGTTAATCTCTTTGAGGGAGCATTTTTGATTGCTCTTTTTGCTTCCTCGATATGTCTTTCCACAAACTTTCCATCAACATAAACCCACTCTACGTTTTCCATGATGCCACGAACGAAAGCATCTGGAGCACTTGGGTCGGCGACGATGTCAGCTGCAGTTGATAACATAAAGTCATCCTGAACAATCTGAACACCCTCTTTGTTCATTTTTAGTGAACCTAGTGCTCGGCTTGAAACACCTAAATTGGCTCCACCATCAAGCAATCCTCTTGCGATCATACCCATCGGTGTTTCCAAAATTTTGGCTTTACCAATCCAGTTTGTTCCTTCTTTACGCAAAGAAGTAATGATGTGTGAAACACGATCTAGATTGATTGTTGGTGTATCAGGATGTCCCAATTCACCATAAGCACGATTTCTATCAACATACTCTTTCAGGTAGCGACCAACCTCATTGTCCATTGTATCTTCTTTATACATACGACCATTGCGGTTTACCAACTCTGACTGAAGGAACACTCCCTCAATAAAGTACGATTTTCCTTTACCTAGTTTTTCTTCAACTATGTAACTTGTTTGTTCGAATACTTCTCTAATTAGTTTCATGATTAACTTCCTACAGCAGCGATGTTATCACCACCACCAAATTGGGCAGACTCAAACTTAGGTGAGAAGCCAGCAACTTTAGTAATGTCTAGAATAATCATTCCTGGACCACCCACGAATGTTACTACGATATCAGAAGTATTTTGATCATTTAATGTTACATCAGGTGTAGCAAAAGGACCACCACCGAAGAATGAGCCAACGAGTACGCTGTTTCTCACTACTGTAATTTGGTTTGCTGTCTCAGAGTGAGCAGCATAAATGTTAGCAGTTGGTGTACCACCAGATGTTAGCGCATCACCAGAACCAACAAGATCAGTGTTTAATGAAATTGTTGCTGTGTCTGCTGCAGTAGTGCCAGTTACTCTAACTATTGCTCTGTTGTTTGTGCATCTTAAAACAGTTTTAACGGCAGCCATATTTTTTCCTTATACTTGTCTTACTACATGCATGAAATTGTTAACACTTTCTCTCATGTAGTTTAGAATTTCTTCTTTATCGTTGCTATT